GACGAATGGGCAGCAGCAAGATTCACCGTATACGATACCGATTCGCTACACCCCAATGAAGTAACTCGTCTCAAACGTGATATGAGTGAGACATCATTTGCTAGGGAGTATCTATGTGACTTTGCAGCCCAAGGTGATGACCAACTTATAGCTCTAGCTGATACTGAAGATGCAGCCAAAAGAACATATCAGGCAGACCATGTGAAGATGTCTCCTGTAGTGCTAGGTATTGACCCTGCACGGTTCGGAGATGACCGATCTGTAGTATTCCGTAGGCAGGGAAAGCAAGGCTTCAAACCTATCGTCTATCGAGGTATCGATAACATGGATTTAGCAGCAAGAGTAGCCAACCTAATCGAGGAACATAACCCTGATGCTGTGTTCTGTGATGCAGGTGCAGGTAGTGGAGTAATCGACAGACTAAGACAGCTATCGTATGACGTTATAGAAATACCATTTGGAGGTAAGGCAACCAAACCAGAACAGTACATCAACCGTAGAACAGAAATGTGGTGGTTAATGAAACAATGGATAGAAGAAGGGGGTGCAATACCAAACGACACCGCACTAAAACAAGAGTTAGCAACACCGATATATTGGTACGACAATGTGGGTAGGAAAGTATTGGAATCTAAGGATCAGATAAAGAAGAGATTACAGGGAGCAGGGTCACCAGATCTAGCTGATGCCCTAGCCCTAACCTTTGCCCTTCCAGTAGCCAAGAAAGAGATGGAGGACATATACATCAAAAGACGTAAAGTATCTACTCAAAAGGAAGAATATGACCCATACACCAGAATGTAACTTTGTTCGTATAGCAAAAGGTTTAGATGTAGACCCATTACTCAAATTGTTAGATGGTAAACCTGAGTTATGGACAGAGATAACAGCAAGGCAAAAGGTAACGCAATCACCACATAAAGATACCGAGTGTATATACGTTAGAGGGCCATTAAAGATGAGCCAATACTACGTTTTATGGGATACAGGATCATACGATTATCCGTGTATGGAATATTTAAAAGATGCATTAGTGCCATTGATGCAACCAATCCTAGAAAAGCTAGGAGTTAAGGACATGGGAAGGCTACTTATTGTCAATCTTAAGCCAAGTGGTCATGTAACCAAACACAATGATCAGGGAACGTATGCAGATCACTACCAAAGGTTTCATTTAGTGTTGCAAAGTAACCAATGGTGTAGTCAAACTTGCGGAGATCAGGAACAAAAGTTTGAGGTAGGTGAGGTCTGGTGGTTTAACCATAAGAAATTACATACGGCTCATAATGTTGGCATGACAGATAGAGTGCATATAATATTTGATTGTGTTACTAATTATCCCTTATGACGAGTGTGACCGTAAGTACTGATAGTACAGCTACTGTTAACAAAAGTAGGGTATCCAAAACGGAAATCAAACTTGCTACAGTTGACGAAATGTTGGCAGAAGCATCAATACTGTTTGAAGAGCATTACGAAGAGATTGCTCGCAACAAACAAGTTATGGTGTTAAAACCAGACGAAATAACCTATCGTAAATCTGAAGAGATGGGTAGTATTTTTATTTTGTCAGCTAGGCAAGATGATGTTTTAATTGGTTATTCTGTTAACTTTGTATCTAATCATTTACATTATGCCGATCTTAAGTTAGCCCAAAATGATTTGCTGTTTATTAGCAAAGAACATAGGGGTGGCAGAATTGGTTTAAAGTTAATAAAAGAAACAGAGAAACACGCAACATCACTCGGATGCAAACTTATGTTATGGCATGCCAAAGAAAACACCACTTTAGCTGCAATGTTACCGAGATTAAAATATGGTGTACAAGATATTATGTTTTCTAAGGAGTTATGACATGGCAATTACAACAGCTATAGCAGCGGTTGCGAGTACAGGTTATCAAGTTTACCAAGGACAGCAACAGAAAAAGCAACAAAAAAGACAATTAGCATTGCAATCACAAGCTAACGAAGATGCTAGAAAACAAGCTAAAGCACAAGCTGATAAAGCTGATCAAGAGTACAACAAAGCAAACAGACAAACAGCCGATGTTGGTGCTATTGGTGACGAAAGTATGTTAGCAGGTAAAGGTGGAGCAGCAGGTACTATGCTTACAGGCAACATGGGTGTAGATCCAGACAAATTAAACTTAAGCAAATCCACCTTATTAGGCGGTTAATAAATGTACGAAACCAAAAGAGCTAAACTATTGACAAGGTGGGGTCACCTTAGATCGGAAAGGGCTACTTGGTGGTCACATTGGCAAGAAGTCACTACATATTTACTGCCAAGAAATGGACGTTATTTTCAGCAAGATAGAAACAAAGGTCATAGAAGACATAACTCGATATACGACAATACTGGTACAAGGGCATTAAGAACATTAGGTGCTGGCATGATGGCAGGTGCAACAAGCCCTGCAAGACCTTGGTTTAGACTTGGAACAGTAGATCCAGATTTAAATAAGTATCCACCAGTAAAGATGTGGCTAAACGATGTCACAGAACGTATGCAATTGGTGTTTACCAAATCAAATACATACAGAACATTACATGGTATATACGAAGAATTAGGAGCATTTGGAACGGCAGGGTCAATAATATTACCTGATATGAAAAATGCAATACACCATTACCCAGTAACGTGTGGTGAATATGCAATTGCTACAGATTATCAAGGCAGAGTAAATACTTTGTACAGAGAATTTCAAAAAACAGTAGGAGAAGTAGTAAGAGAATTTGGATACAACAAATGTTCAACGTCTGTTAAGAATCTGTACGACAGAGGTTCATTAGACCAATGGATAACAATAATACATGCAATAGAACCAAGGGATGATAGAGAGCGTGACTTTAAAAAGAAGGACAATATGAACATGGCATTTAAATCTTGTTACTTTGAGCAAGGTGGTGAAGGCGAAAAGGTATTAAGAGAAAGTGGATTTAGAGATTTTCCTGTAGTTGTACCAAGATGGGGCATATCTGGTGGCGATATTTATGGCAATTCACCGGGAATGGAAGCATTAGGTGACATAAAACAGTTACAACATGAACAATTACGCAAAGCACAAGGCATTGATTACCAAACAAAACCACCATTACAAGTACCTAGCTATTTAAAAAACCGTGATGTAGACAGTTTGCCCGGAGGAGTTACATTTATTGATGGTCAGCAGGGCAAAATTGAGACAGCATTTAATGTAAATCTAAATTTACAACACTTGTTAATGGACATACAAGACGTAAGGCAGCGTATTAATGGAAGTTTTTATGCTGATTTGTTTCTTATGTTGGCTAATGCTACAGATACACGCATGACAGCAACAGAAGTAGCAGAACGACATGAAGAAAAACTACTTATGTTAGGGCCAGTATTGGAAAGATTACACAATGAATTGCTAGATCCATTGGTAGATATTACGTTTAGCAGAATGATAGAAGCAGATTTAGTACCACCTGCCCCAGAAGAGTTACAGGGCATGGAATTAAACGTAGAATTTGTGTCTATGTTGGCACAGGCGCAACGTGCAATAGGTACAAATAGTGTAGATAGATATACAAATACAATGGGTGCTATAGCTCAAATGAAACCTGATGTATTAGATAAATTTGATTCTGATGCATGGGCAGATAGCTATGCTGATATGTTAGGTGTAGATCCTAAACTAATAGTTCCGGGACAAGTTGTAGCTAAGATACGTCAGGAAAGAGCACAAGCACAACAAGCGGCAGCACAGGCACAACAACAGCAACAAGCTGTAGAAAACATGGCAAAACTTGGTAAAGTAGACTCAGGTAATGCTATGGACATAATGAACCAGTTTAGTGGTTACAATTCACCATCACCATTGGAGGTATAAATGGATTTAATTGATCTTAAAAAAGACCCACAACCTATAGATAGCAATGAAATGTACGAAGAACCGATGTATAGCTACGGTTTGTGCATATCGTTAGGTAGGCAAGAGTTAGAAAAGTTAGGAATAGAAAAATTACCAGAAGCAGGTAGCGAAATGATGATTAAAGGTATTACTTATGTTAAAACTGTTAGAGAAAGTAAAGAAAAAGATGGTGTTGAACAAAATGTAGAGCTACAAATAACTGCAATGGGTATAGAACCATTTGATAAAAGTGGCGATCAAGCTGATGGATTGTATGGTAAAAAGGCATCTGCCCCACCAAAAGCAAAGCCTGTTGCACAACCTACTACAGGTACATACCTTACAGGGAATTAATTATGGCTGATCCTAATTTTGAAAAAATGCCGGCTGATTACAAAGCAAGGTATAGAAAAATGATAGAGCAAGATAAAAAACAAAAAGAAGAAAAGAAAAAAAACAAATCAAAATTAGAACAATTTGCTGACAAGTTATACGGAGGTAACAAATAATGGCTACACCAGATAAAATTATTCCTAGAAAAATAGAACGTAAAGTAAAAACACTAGAAGCCATGAAAGAAGGCGGTATGGCATCTGATAAACAGTTAGAAGAATTAAAAAAACTTAAAAAACTTTACCCATCAATGTTTTAATTATGAGTTTATACGAAAATATACACAAGAAACGCAAAAGAATTAAAGAAGGTTCTGGTGAGCGTATGAAAAAAAAGGGTGAAAAAGGTAGACCTACAGCTAAACAATTCAGAGATGCTGCAAAAACTGCAAAAAAAATGTATCCTAATCAAAACTAGGTGTGACCGTAACCCAGTTATAACTCGATATATTTAAACATGAGCGATTACAATCCTCTCGATCTCAAAAGTCAACAAAAATCTAAAGACAATAAAAAGTCCGCAGAACGAATTGACCGACAGAACGAGGAATCGGATATTAAATGGCTTATGAGCAGCAAGAGGGGTCGCAGATTAATCTGGAGACTTCTGGAACAAGCAGGTGTCTTTCGATCATCGTTTAACACTAACGCAATGGCAATGTCATTTAGCGAAGGTAACAGGAACTATGGTTTGCAAATACTTACCTTAATCCACACTCTCTGCCCAGAACTGTATCCGACAATGATCAAGGAGCAAAAAAATGTCAGAAACGCTGATGACGGAAGCCAACCAAACCAATGAAGGTGACTCGCAGCAGCCAGTAGACGCAACAACTGAGCAATCAACTGAAGCAACTACTGACACACAGCAGCAAGCTGAAAGTGTACAGGACCAACAAGTTTCGGATGAAACCGCTGTTGAAAGTGAAACTAGCGATCAGGAAAAACCAGAAGGCGCACCTGAAACATACGAGTTTAATACAAAGATTACTGACGAATCTGCTGAACTCGACCCCGAAGTAGTTACTGCATTCGGTGAAGTCGCTAAAGATCTTGACCTGCCACAAGATGCTGCACAAAAAGTTTTAGATAAAGTTGCACCTGTTATACAGGCAAAACAAGCCAAAGTACTAGAGCAAGTAAAACTTGATTGGGCTAATGATTCACAAGCTGATAAAGAATTTGGTGGTGAAAATTTAGCTGCAAACTTGGATATTGCAAAAAAATCTTTAGATGCTTTTGGTACTGATTCTTTGAAGTCGCTGCTACATGAAACAGGTTTTGGAAATCATCCTGAGATAATCAGGTTTATGTACAAAGCAGGTAAGGCAATTAGTGAAGATAGTTATGTTGGAAATTCTGAGGGTGCTATGAGCAAAGGTTCTGGTATTCCAAAAGATTTTAACGGCATAGCAAACGCACTATATTCTAATCAGCAAAATTAAGTAAGGAGTTAATTAATGGCTACTCTCTCAACCTCAAATTTAACACTAGCGGATTGGGCAAAAAGATCTGACCCAGACGGTAGAGTTCCAATCGTTGCAGAACTGTTATCACAGAGCAACGAAATACTAGATGATTGCGTGTTTAAAGAAGGTAATTTACCTACTGGTGAACGTGTAGTTATTAGAACAGGTTTACCCGGTGTTTACTGGAGAGCATTAAACCAAGGTATTCCATCAAGCAAGTCAACAACAGCACAGATTGATGAAGCTTGCGGAATTCTAGAAGCACGTTCTGAAGTAGACAAAGACTTAGCGATGTTAAATGGTAACACCGCACAGTTCCGTTTATCTGAAGATACTGCTTTCTTGGAAGCAATGAACCAGACACAAGCTGAGACAATGTTTTACGGTAATCCCGGAACAGATCCTAAAAAGTTTCTAGGTCTTGCACCAAGATACGGTGATCTTTCTGCTGATAATGCTGTAAACATTCTTGATGCAGGTGGATCAGGTTCTGATAACGCTTCTGTATATCTAGTTGTTTGGGGTGATAATACTGTTTATTGTCCTTTTCCAAAAGGATCTAAGGCAGGTTTAACTCACGAAGATCTTGGTGAGCAAACTGTTTACAATAGTGACGGTACAAGGCTACAAGCTTTTGCTACTCGTTACCAATGGAAAAACGGTTTGGTTGTTAAAGATTGGAGATACGTTGTTCGTATTTGTAATGTTGACATTTCTGACCTACTCGGTAGTGCTAATACACAAACTGCTGCTGCATCAACTAACTTAGTAAAATTGATGGCTAGAGCATTATACAGAATACCTAATATGGCTATGGGAAGAGCAGCGTTCTATATGAATAGAACTGTTCACTCAGGCATGAGTATTGCTGCATTAGATAAATCACAAAACGTATTATCAATACAAGAAGGTTTATCACAGTTTGGATCTGCACAAAGCTACCTATCATTCTTAGGAGTACCTCTAAGAAGAGTAGATGCCTTGATCAATGCTGAAGCTCGTGTGACTTAATAGTTACAAGTTTTTTTATACTATTTTTTTGGAGATTTTCTTAAAATGATTACAGACAAACTGCTCAGAGTGAGCGAAGATCAAGCATTAACTACAACTGCTGTATCTACTAACACTATTGATTTAAGTGTTGCTAGAGATGTAGGTGAAGGTACTTCTTTGTACATGAACTTTGCAGTAACAGAAGCATTAGCTAATGGTACAAGCGTAAAGTTTGAAGTTATTAGTAGTGCAGCAGCAAACTTAGGTACTCCTACTGTAATTGGTAGTACCGATGCTATCCTTACAGCAGCATTAACACTAGGTAAAAATGTAGTTGTTCGTATTAACCCAGATATTGCTGGCAAAGGCCAAAGATATTTAGGTGCTAGATACACAATTGCAGGTACTTTTAACGCTGGTAAAGTTACTGCTGATGTAGTAGAAACAATCGGTGATGGTAGGAAGTTTTATGCTTCTGGCTTTACCGTAGCTTAAACTAAAAAAGACTTATGCCTATTTACAAAGCAAAAATTAAGTGTTTCGTTGGTCAATCTATGAGAGAAGCTGACGAAGAATTTGAGTATAACGGAGAGCCTTGCAAACATCTTCAATTAGTTAGTGGTCAAGAACCTCAGACACCTGTAGCGTCTACTACACCTGTAGTGTCTGAAGTAAAAACTACTAATTTAGAATTGATGACTAAAGCAGAACTTGAAGTTTATGGTCGCACTATCGGTATTGAACTTGATAGAAGACAAACAAAAGATACTCTTATTAAAAAACTTGAATCTGCTAGTAAATAGGTTTAGTCTTCTTATTTGACTTACAGGGGGCTAGTAGTATTACTGCTATGCTCCTCTTTTTATAGGAGATGTAATGGCAACTGAAGTAGATATTTGCAACCTTGCCCTAGCTCATTTGGGTGATGATGCAACAATAGCATCGCTATCTCCACCAGAGGGATCAGCACAAGCGGAAAAAGCTGCACGTTTTTATCCAATTGCTAGAAACAATTTGTTAGAAATGCATACTTGGAATTTTGCTGCAAAACGTGGCAATTTGGCATTAACTACAAATACATTAGATCAATGGGATTATGCATACGTTGCACCTGCGGATATGATGAATCCCGTTGCAATAATTTCTCCTTCTGCACAAAATGATTACGCTACAAGAATGTCAGCAGGTGATACTCCCGGAGGAATAACAAGTAACTATGCACCAACAATTGTGGCAGGGCAATATTCACCACAACAATTTGCAGTAGAAGGAACATATATTTATACAAATCAAGAAAATGCAATGTTAAGATATCAATCATATGTAACTGATCCTTCTATATTTTCTCCGTTATTTGTAACTACATTGTCGTGGCATCTAGCATCTATGTTGGCAGGGCCTATTATTAAAGGTGATCAAGGAATGGCAGAAGCAAAACGTAGTACGCAAATGATGCAAGGATATTTAACGCAAGCAAAACAATCAGACAATTTACACAGAGATATAACAGTAGAACATATAGTACCTTGGACATCTGGGAGATAATTTATGCCAGTAACACGCACTTTTTCTAAAGCTTTTTCTGGAGGTGAAATATCACCAGAAATGTTTGGTCGTATTGATGACAACAAATATCAACAAGGTGCAGCAAAATTACGAAATTTTATAGCAAAACCACAAGGCCCTGCTGAAAACAGACCGGGGTTTGCGTTTGTAAAAGAAGTAAAAGACAGCACAAAAGCAGTTAGATTAATGTCTTTTACATTTAATACAACTCAAACTATGATAATTGAGTTTGGTGAAGAATATTTTAGATTTCATACTCAAGGTCAAACATTAACTTATTTAGACGGTGCAGCATGGAGCGGTAGCACTACTTATTTTGTTGGTGCTATAGCAAAACACAACAACGTAAACTATTACGCAAAAACAGTTAACGCAGGTAGTCAGCCACCAAACTCTACAAATTGGTATGCTTTACCTTCTGACATGACATATGAAATACCATCACCATATGCAAAAGAAGAATTATTTGATATACATTATGTACAATCTGCTGATGTTATGACAATTGTGCATCCTAATCATGCACCCAGAGAATTAAGAAGACTTGGTGCAACACAATGGGAATTAAAAGAAATTAATTTTGGTAGTCCTATTTCATCTCCAACTATTGCTTCTGTTGTTGCTTATATACCATCATCAGCTAGTGCTAATGTAGATACTTATGAAGCACACGAATATGTAGTAACAGCTATTGGCAGTAATCTTATAGACGAAAGTTCTCAATCAAGTTCTCAATCTGTTAATAATAATATTTTTGTAACAGGAGCAAAAAATACTGTGACATGGAATGCTGTTTCAGGTGCTGCTAGGTACAGGGTATATAAAGAACAGGCAGGTGTATATGGATTTTTAGGAGAAACAACTAGCACATCAATTGTTGACGCAAACATTGCACCAGATTTTTCTAGAACTCCACCTGTATACGACAATCCATTTCCTAGTTCTAATAATTTTCCGGGTGCTGTATCTTATTTTGAACAACGAAGAGTTTTTGCAGGTACAAACAATGATCCGCAAACTATTTATATGACCAAATCAGGAACTGAAAGTAATATGTCTTTTGGTATTCCTATACGAGATGATGATCGTATTAAGTTTAGGGTCGCTGCTCGTGAAGCAAATACAATACGACACATTGTTCCATTAACACAATTACTATTGCTTACAGGGTCAGCAGAGTGGCGAATAGCATCTGTTAATAGTGATGCTATAACACCTAGTTCTATTTCAGTAAAACCACAATCTTATGTTGGTGCTAATAATGCACAACCAGTAATTGTAAACAACAGCATGGTATATGCTGCTGCTCGTGGTGGTCACGTTAGAGAACTTGGTTATAACTGGCAAGCTAATGGATTTATTACAGGTGATTTATCACTTCGCGCTCCGCATTTATTTGATAATTTCACAATTGCAGATATGGCATTAGCTAAAGCTCCATTGCCTATTGTTTGGATGACAAGTAGTAATGGTAAATTATTAGGATTTACATATGTACCAGAACAACAAGTAGGGGCATGGCATCAACATGATACAGACGGTACGTTTGAAAGCGTAGCTAGTGTTTCTGAAGGAAATGATGATGTAGTTTATTGCGTTATAAAAAGAACTATAAATGGTGCTGTTAAAAAATATATAGAACGTATGGGTACAAGGTTATATGAAACTCAACGTGATAGTTTTTTTGTAGATGCAGGGGCAACATATAATGGTACAAATACAAACACAGCACAAAACGTCACTATATCTGGCGGTACAAATTATACAAGAGGAGAAAGCGTTACTATAACTGCTAATTACAATTTATTTAATGCACCTCCTAGTGTTGCTGATGTAGGTGATGCAATTGTTTTAGTAGACGGTACAACTTATTACAGATGTAATATTATTTCGACTTCAAGTCAAACTGTAGCAACTGTAAAATTAGATAAAGACTTACCTGCATCTTTGCGTAATACAGGAATAACAACATACGAAGTTGCAAGAAATGTTATATCAGGTATTACATGGTTAGAGGGGAAAACAGTAAGCATATTGGCTGACGGTGCTGTTCATCCACAAAAAGTAGTATCTAGCGGTTCTATTACATTAGATCAGGCATCTAGTGTTGTTCATGTTGGTTTACCTTATGAAAGTGATTTGCAATCGTTACCTTTAGCTTTGCAAGCAGAAGCTTTTGGTCAAGGTCGTGTTAAAAATTTAAATCATGTATGGGTAAGAGTATTAGAAAGTTCTGGTATTTTTGCAGGGCCTAGTGCAGATAAATTAGTAGAAGCAAAACAACGTACAACAGAACCATATGGCTCACCACCTAATTTAAAAACAGAAGATATAAAAATTATGTTGACTCCTACATGGCAAGACACAGGACAATTATTTGTACGACAAACTGATCCATTACCATTAACAATTGTAGGATTAACATTAGAAGTAGCTGTAGGTGGATAGTGTGACCGTAAACAGATATAGTGTATGTATATTAGAGAAATAAGTAGTTGTTGAGGTTATGGCAACAGATTGGGATAAAGTAGGCGGTATAAGTTCTATAACAGGAACTGTTCAAGGAATGATCGGTTCTTATTATGCTGCGGAAACAGAAAAGTTTAAATATAAATCAATGGCTCTTGGTTATGAGCATAAAAAAGATATGGCTAAAATTAATAGCCGTATGTTAGAAAGACAGGCACAACAAGTAGGACGAGCATATAACAGACAGATAATGATTAAAACTATGCAAGCAGGTCAACGTAAGGGTAAAGCTACAGCAAGTGCTGCTGCAAGAGGTGGAAGTTTAGGTTATGGCAGTACAGCAAACCTTTTTGCTAGTGACGAAATTATGAAAGAAATAGACAAGATTACAATGAATACTAATAAAGTACAGGCAATGAATGAATCAAGAATGCGTAAGGTAAATATGGATATTAGAGGAACAATGCTTGGTGTATCACAAGCCGGGGCATTAGCTAACGCATCAACAGTAAGTCCATTTTTAAACATGAGTAGTACCTTGTTAACAGGTATTGGTGATGTTGTTGAAAACAAATATTTTGAAGGTTAATTATGGCTAGAGTACCTTTACAAAGCACACCAACAGAACAACTTAGAGTTGGATCTGCACCACAATTAAGTGCTACAGAAGTACGTCCTATGGACGATGTAGTAACTGATGATATACAAAGATCTAGTAAAGCTTTTAATCAGTTTGCACAAATAGCAAAAGGTTTACAAGATGAAAGAGATGATGCACATTCCAAAGAATTACATACCGAATATCAAGCAAGAGCATTAGAAATTGAAAATACTTATCTTTCAACAGAACTTGGTAATGCTGTAAAGGTAGTTGGTTATGAAGATGATGGCACTACACCTATTACTGCATATGATCAAAAAGTAAAAGATCTTAATGCGTTAAAAGAAGAAGTAGCAGAAAGATCAGAAAATAAAAACCAATTAGCAATATTTAACGAAAAATCATCAGCAACAATATTATCTTCAACAAACCGAATGAGCAAACATTCGATAGCTGAAGGATCTAAACACGCAAACAACGAAGCTCTTGCTGATATAAATAATTCAATTACAGCAACTGGGTTGTCTGTTGATGATTTTAATATGGGTGAAAATAGTGAATATGTAAAAAATTTAATTGCTCTTGATGTAAAAATAAAAAATTATATGGAATCTAAAGGCATAAATTTTGTTGGAGATTCGCAAGGCAGTACAGAAAATAGCGAAACATATATAAATCTTAGAAATGGTTATTTAAACCAAGTACATGATTCATCTATTGGAAAATTATTAATTAACGGTGAATATCGTAAAGCTGCTGAATATTTAGAATTTCATAAAGGTAATGGAACTATTGCTGAAGGACAAATAAACAAACATATGAAAACAATTACAACTGGATTAAAAAAAGAAAATGGTGAAAACATTGCAAACAATATAATAGATGGAAAAAATATTAATTCTAATGATGGTGGTTTTACTAGTTCTGCACAAGTAATAACCTCATTAGAAGGTAGCAATAATGCAACAAACAGCAATGGTATGCCATATGTAGAAGGCAACGGCAAAGAAATAAATATTATAAATTTAGAAAAATTACAAAAAGAATCTAAATATTATAAAGAAGGTGCAACTGTATCATTACCACCAGAACATCGCACAACACATTTGTTTTTAACAAAAGAACTTGGTGTACAAAAAGCAGATAGTTTATTTACTAAAGCAAATACATTATTAAAAGAACAAGGTTTTGTTATAGATAAAGAAAAGATAAAAACTGATTCTGCTTATGCAGCAGAAGTAAATGCAAAATTAATGCAAAAAGTTGTAGGTTTAAGTAAAGAAGAGTTAGGTAAAAAATATGGCGAAGGTAATAATTTAGATTTATATTCTAAAGATTTAGATACTGTTGTATCAAAAATAGATTACACATATAAGGACACGCAGCAACCATCAATGCGTGTTGGTGAAGATGGTGTATTTAATTTAGAAGATGCTCTTGTTTCTGCTAGAGAAAACATAAAAGATAAAAACGTGTTGGAATATGTAGAAGCTAATTTAAAAGCTAGACATACTGAACTTACAGAGTTTGCAGAAGAAAATTATAAAGATAAAATATTAAAACCTGCTGAAGATTTAGCGTATGCACAACCCGGTGGTTGGAAAGATATAAAACCAGAAATTTGGGAACAACTAAAAAATGATGACAAAGAAAACCTTAGAAAAGGCTTTTCTAAAACAGACGATAGAAATACTATTATTGCTATTGAAAGAGGAGAAATTAATATAACTGACGAAAATGCAGACAATTATCAAAGTTTAGAATCATTAAGGTATTTAATGACAGAATCTACATATCAAGATTATGCACTTGGTGTAAGTCAAAGCAAAAGTGGTAGCAATAGTCTTAGTAGCAGCATATCTGTTGATACAGATATGTTTGAAAAGAATTTATCAAATTATAAATACGAAACTAATGTGGATCTGTTAAAAAATAAAGGTAAAGCGGGAGATGATTATATAGATTTAAAAAGTGCATTAAAAGATAAAATATTTGAATTTGAAAAAGAGAACAAAGTAAAAGCTAATTTCAAACAAAAAGAAGAATTATTGCAAGAAATTTTACAAGATAGAGTATTTGTAGCAGGTAACATAAGAGGTCGTACCTTAATGCCAATAGACGCAGTTGATCCTGATAGAGAGAAAAAAGTATTTGTTTTAGTAGGGGGTAAGAAAATTTATATGAGTAATATTCCAGAAAAACAAGAAGAAAAAATTATAGAGTCAATACTAAAATCAGGTAAACCTGTGACACAACAAAGAATTGCAGAGTATTGGGTAGAATCAGGGATGCCAAAAACTGATTCTTTAGTTGAAACTACACAAGGTATTGGTGAAATTAAAGGGCCAACATACGGAATGATGGCAGGTTAATTACATGACTAACATTTACGATCAAATTGCAGAAAGAGAAAAAGAAGAAAAAGATATATTAGAACTAGCTCCTAGTCAAAACATTGGTTCTGGATATGCACCTGATTACAACCCATATGATGAAGTAACTAGACGAAGAGAACAAACTACAAACAATTTAGTAAAAGCTAATTTGCAAGCTGTAATGAAAAAAGATCCTGACATGGTTGGAGAAGGATTACGACTTGCAGAAGAAATAGGTCTAGATAAAAAGTTTGCTTTAGATAGCGAAGAAGCAATAAAGTTAATGCGAGAAAAAAATAAAGCAGATCGTTTGCAAAGTTTAGAACTTGCAAAATATAGTCCTATATTACATAGAAAATTAACTGACCCTACATTTGCAGCAATAGCTTATGACAACATAAGTGATTTGCAAGGGTTAGAAAAAATATTTGATGACTTTAAAAGTATTCCAGAAAATGTAGCACAAGGTTGGGAAAAGGGCAGATTAAATGTAAGAAAAGGAAAGATAGGTACGATGAAATTGTATGGCAATACAGACGAAGAATTAGATAAAGAATTAGCAGAAATTAATAACAAATTAGAAAATATGGAAAAAGATGGTACTGGAATATTTGAAGAAGGTTTTTCTATAATTGGACAATATTCAAAAACATTACCAGACGCATTACAAACTGGTTTATATACAGGTGCTGCTAGTGGAGTGGCAGGTGCTGCATCAGGGCCGGGTTCTATATTTACAGCTAAAGGTGGTTTTATTGTTGGATTTTTAGGGTCAATGGCATTTGATAGTTATGCCATAGAAGGTGGTTCAATGTACCTTGATTTATTAGAAGAAGGTATGAATGATCAAACTGCAAAAAATATAGCTACAGGTGTTGGTTTAGTAAATGCAGGTTTTGAATTTATTGGTTTAGGCCAAGTAACTGCTCCTATAAGAAAAGCATTAATAAAAGAAACTACTAAACAATTAACCAAACAATTAGTAAAACCTACTGTTGCAACTTCAATAATTAATTTTTCAAAAAATTATTTTTTAAATAATATGTTGGCAGAATCTTTAACTGAAGTAGCACAAGAAGCAACTAATGTTTTAGGTCGTGATTTAGCAGTAGCATTAAGCGATAGAGAAGATTTAGAATTAAAACTTACAAGCGAAGACGGACGTAAAGAAATAGCAGATAGATTAACAACTACTTTTATAAGAAGTATGCAAGGTATGGCTTTAGTTGGTTTAGCAGGTAGTGGGCCAGTATTTATAGGTGACTTACAAAAAGTACGAAAAGCAAAAGAAAATGAAGTTTTTTTAAATGAGTTGTCTACAAATTCTTCGGCAAGTGTTTTAAAAAAAAGAAGTGCTACAGAATATCAAAACTTAACACAAGAATTAGGAAATGAAAAAGGTAAGCCATTTGCTTATGTAGATGCACAAGCTGTTGTTGAAGTAATGAAACAACAAGGCATTACTATGCAAGACATAGAACAAGTGTCACCTGCTATAGCAAACCAAATAAAAGAATTAAATAAATCAGGTGCATTGGTTGGACAGGATATTGTTATACCTACAGGTGAATACGCAGCAAAACTTGCAGGTACAGATTTTGACGGATTTTTAAAACAACATATACGTTGGGATAAAGATGATTTTAGTAAAGCAGAAAGCACATATTTTGAAGCTAATCGTGAAAAGTTATACCAAGAAGCAAAACAAATCACAGAAAAAAAAGAAAATCAAACT